TTTAATGTATCAATATTTTCTAAATGATCGGTTATAATTTTAAATTGTTTATTAGCAATATTTTGTAGATAACAGGCATGAAAAATAGCTATATCGGGGAAAGAATTAATTCCTACCAGATAAATATCAGTAAACAATATTTTTTTATCTATATTACAATTATTGCAAAGATAGTTATATATATTAATAATTTTAATGTCGTTTTGATTAGTAAAAGATGATTTATATAAGATTAACATTTCTTTAACTTCTTTAATGTGTTTTGAGTTTGTTTGAGTTTTTTCATATGGTCAAAATGTAAAATGTTTTGATTTGTGGTGGATGTTTTTAGTTGCATACCCATGTTTATTAGCTTGTTTAATATTTCAAATAGATACATATTGTTTCTAATTTCTTTTTGAATATCCCTCATTATTGAAATACCATTACTATTTAGATATACAAACTCACAAAGCCTTTTGTCTAAATCGTAAAAGATAAATTCTATACAACCATTTTTATCTACTATACATCCTATTTTAGATTCAAAGTTTTTATTTTTATTATTTATCATTACATTATCTTTATCTAGATTTAAATTTTCTATAATGGTTGGGTTAAAAATAAATCCAATATTCATTATGATCGTAGGTTTATTTCCAAGTACAGGTAGCACTGTTTTTACAGCCATTCCTACATTTACGTAATCATTATACTCATGATATACATATAAAATATTCTTTTTAGATTTAATCTTATCATAAAGTTTTTTATGTTCAAATCCACCAACTATAATTATCTTTGCTTTTTTATATATTTTGCGAATATTAGTGATTTGATGTTCTATTAATGAGGTTCCATGAAAATCAATAAGAGCTTTGTTACCTATGGATTTCATAGATTTATCAGGTAAAGAACTGATTATAACAATGTTAATATTTTTTATCATTTATAAGCTTTTATGTAATATTCAAAGACATTAGTATATCTTTTATTGATAATTTTAAAATTATTTTCTTTTAAGATAGTGGTTATATCCCCCATAGTATGGATAGATTTCTTACCACCATACAGAACCTTCTTTATGACGCTATAAGGGAGATTATTAAAAGCTATGGCAATACCTAATTGTTTTAAATCCGAGCCCTGTATATGTAAAATAGAGTCCTTACTGAGTTTATGATAAATTTTATCTATCAAAGCAGGAATCTTATCTGAGTCGAAGAAATCACATAAGTCTTGTATAGTTACGTCTGACATGGAATTATCTTCATAATTATCTAAATTTTTAATAGCAACTAATCTAGAATTGACCGGTTTTAGTTCTTGATTTTCTGCATGAAGAAATATTAGTTTGTCTTTATCCATAATATTTAAAAATTGTTTGAGTAGTTTGGAAAATAAATTTACGCCAAATATTTTTACTGTGTGCATGTTCTACATTATCTATGATACTATCATAGTTCTGTCTTTCCCAAGAATCTGCTATCCTTTGACTCATAGCTATATTTTTAGATGTAGGAAAATCATAGGTTGCTTTTTCATCAGAAACATTAGATGGTTTTAAATCATGGTCTACCATTAATACAGGAATATGAAATTGTATAGATAAATTTTTACACTTTTCATAATACATAATTTTATTATTACATAATATTAGATGAGGTGTATCGCAACCGAAATACAGATGATCAAATGATAATAGATTGTGTCCTATGTCCTGAATTGTTTGTTGGAATCTAAGATCATCGGCTGGTGTCCATACGATATTCAAACCATCTTCTTCTGTAATATTTTCTCTATTAAGAATGCCTGTTATAGAATTCATGCTAAAAGCCTTTCTATAAATGATTCTTCGCTAAACAACTGAGGATCAAAATTATTATTTTTGATTTCTTTTTCTTCATCGGTAGCTTCATAGGCTTTTCTCATGTTTTCTCTAATAGAGTCAAGGTATGGTTCGTTCCATTTTTCGTGAATAGTATAAGTATTTTCCATATAGAAATCTTTACTGTATACATTATTTAAAAAACTATCGATAACGTATCCGTTTTCTTTATTTATATATGTATTAGATCCAATACCTGAATTAGTGATAGTTAAATTTTTGAATAACATAGATTCTATTGCGCTTGGACCAAAAGATTCAGCTTTGCATACATTTACATAACAGTCACATTGTTGATGAAGTCTAAAGATATAATCTTGTTCATAATATCCAACAATTATACTAGGTTGATTAACGTCGCTATTTTGTACTCTTAATGATTTTTCTACAGCATTAGTGTCAGCAGTAATGATTTGTTTTGATTGCTGATCATCAAAGTCAGGCAAATCTGTTTTAATAATTAATTTAACATTATCATTTTTATCAAACTCTAACAAAAAAGCAGCTAATAGGGCTTTAATATTATTTTTATCATAATGTTTACCAATAAAGTAAAATTTAAAAGATTCATCCTTATCTTCAAAAATAGGATTATACTCTTTGTTAAATTTACTCAGATCAAAAGGCTCTGGTAAAACGTCTATCCTAGTATTACAACCTGCGTCCAAAGCTGATTTTTTAGACCAATTAGAGCCGACGAGAACCCTGTCCATCATGTTCATTCTTTCTGCCCAACCCGTGTGCTGTATATTTAAAGTATCAATATCTACTATGCCAATATTTTCCCCATATTCTGGTCTGTAATCAAAGCATTCCGGAAAACCATGCTGTATAACCATATCATAAGATTTAAAATGATTCTCTTCAAACTCTGTGTAGTCTTTACCAGCCTCATTACCATAATCTAAATGAGGTGTGAAATAAACTGGTCTGATAGTTAAATTTATGTCAAGATTGTAGCCTATAGCATCAACGTATCTCCTAGCTGATCGTCCTAATCCTGTATTTTCTTTATAAGGACCTATATATAATATATTTTTCATATGGTTCTATTTATAATTTAAAAAGTCTCTTTGTTTAATAATTGTGTTGTCAGTTAGAAACTGATGTAACATTTTTTTATTATTGAATAATACTTCCAATATTTTGGTAGCATCCTCTTTACCATAAGGTAGTATTTTGCCTTCAGATAAAATATAGCCATTATCAAGGGCCATAACCAGTTGTTGTATAAAAAAGCTTTCCTTTAGCTTAGGCATTTCTAAAACATGATCAATAATGTAATTTACATACTTTCTATTACTCTCTATATCTGGCATAGTTTTATTAATCTTTTGAAAATGATTAGAGCTTAGGGCAGACCATCTACCATGATAATTAATAATTTTAGTATTATCTATAATTTTTTCAAATTCTTTAGCTGTTTTATCCCATGAATGATTTTCTATCACCTTTTCTCTATGAAGCTCTCCTAATTCCATTAGTGTGAACTTTGGTTGATCTATTATGTCCTGAATTATTTTAATTGTTTCTTGATTGTCGGGATATACTCTATCAGAGTTGTTTTCTTGTTCTCTAAAAATTTGAGACAACGGAACACTGGTTCCTCCTACGCTGTTGCAAACTTCTTTCATAGAGCCATGATCTATAGAGACAACGGGAATACCGCAAGAGGCTGCTTCTAGGGGAGGTATACCAAAACCTTCACAAATAGCATATTGTATGTAAACATCAAACATATTATATATATCGCTTAGTTGTTGATCTGTAACACCATGAGATACATTAGCTAATACCATTTTTTTCTGAGAGCATTTAGGACAAACTGCTTGTGGTCCTTTCCATATAGAAGGCTCCCAGTGATTACAATTATTACATCTGTAGGTAAACAACACATTATTTTGAACATCAAATTCTAGAAGTAAATCTGGAATATCCCAACCCATAGCTTCAGGATAACTTGTATGTAAATATAGATAAGTGTCTTTATTGTTTTCAGATATTTTTTTAATAATTTTTAATAAATCGGGTATTAGTTTTCTTTTCTGATTTCTCATAACGGAACCAATAATAAAACTACTAGGAGAAAGTTGAAATCTATTCCTAAGAGCTATTTTATTTTTAGGCAGAAAAGTATTGGTGTCTATTGAGTCTTTAACTATTCCCGATACAGGAATGCCGTATCTAGATTCTATTTGATCTTTAGTCCAATGAGTGTGTGTCAATAAAGTATCACAGTTTTTAAGACCATCAACCCATTCCGTTCTAATAGGAAACGAATCTATAGTTGGAGCAAGAATCCAATGAAAATATTCTCTAAAAACAGAAGCTCCTTCAAATAAAGACATAAAAATATCACGAAAATCAATTACTATATCAGGTTTAAAATCAGCTAAAACCAAATCCAATCTCCATTGACCAAACTGATTGGTTGTATTAGCGTTGTATTGAGCGAATCTTTCATCCTTTTCGTTTACTGCATTAGGATATACTTTCCACGGATAATTATTAGGCGTATCAACAGTTTTATAAGATGATAATTCTGCTATTTTGTATTTATTTGTGTCATACAGTCTGGATAAAATAGCTTTTGTATATTTTCCATATCCTGAATTTATATCACCAGATTCAGAGCAAAATAATATTTTCTTTTTGTATTTATTTTTTTTCATATAATATGCAGAGAGCCCCTTGCGGGGCTCCCTGTCTCTTCCCAACTACCCATAAGTAAGTTAAACTAAAAAGCTACAACTTCTTCGCTTGATTCTTTGGCAGTAGTATCCTCTGTCTCAGTAGCTTTAGCTCCTGTTGACTTGGCTACCTTTTGGATACGAGCAAAATTATTTACTCTAATCTTCATTGTAGATCTCTTAACGCCATCCTTTTCCCATGTATCATTCCTAAGAGAACCTTCAACCATAACCAAATCACCCTTACGGAAAGATTGAGAAATAGCTTCTGCGCCAGTATCCCAAGCTTCACAATTTACAAATGTTGTGACCTTGTCTTTATCTCCATTAGCTTTGGTAAATTCTCTAGAAACAGCAACTGTAAAATTAATGACAGCAGTCTTTCTTCCGGAAGGACTTACATATCTTAGTTCTGGGTCTCTAGCTAAATTACCTCTCAAAATTACTAAATTCATAGTCATCTCCTAAAATCAAAAAGGGTTTAAAATTTACTCACACTATATACTAAGGCTGTCTCAGGTAAAGTCAAGCACTAGACCTGCCAACACTTTTTTATGACGAAAGAATCTTTATTCTTAGATCTATTTAGTTTTAATAAAAGTGTATTATTGCTTATTACTAAATCTTTATATTTGTCATATTCTTCTGGAAATATCACTAAATCCACTGTTCCTGTAGAATCCATTACTTTTACAAAGGCCATTTCTTGTCCTGGATTTACGCCTCTTTTAGTTTTAATAACATTAATATCTACTACTTCCGCACCTAATATAGGATCTTTGTTAGGTTTATCTTTATTCAAGTCTTTACAATCTACATTGGCCGAATAAATATCGCAACCATCTATTTTGAAACAGGTTATAGAGGCTCCAAGATAAAACTGTTCGGTGTTAGCAATCCATTCTGGAGAATCTTCAAGATCATAGGCTGGTTTTTCTATGGATTTTATCACTGTTTCTACAACCTTTTGACGTTTGACATTAAGTTTCTTCTCTGTATTATTTTTTAATAATTCCAAAGTTTGTGTAATACTCATATCTTTATCACAGATTGTCTCCGCTATAGATAGTTCTCTATCTGTTAAGTTTGACAAACACTCATAATAAAATAGCATTCTATTACGAGAAAGTCCTGTGTGTTCTACGCTTCCTGTCGCCATTAATGCTTTAGCTGCTGTAGAATTAATATTTTTTAATATTTTACAATAAAGCTCGAAAAATTTCATCTCAGATATATCTTGGTCTCCAATGGTTTTAAGTAACTTTTCATAAACAGAGTTTCCTAGTCCTTTGATATTCGTCATACCAAAATATATATCTCCGTTTTTGTCTATAAAAAAATCTTTAGATGTTTTTCGTAAATCAGGTTTTTTAACTACAATATCCATTTCATTAGCATTGCTAATTAATTCTTGAATTTCTCTAAGAGGATCAAGTTTATCTTTAGCAAATTTTAGATATGATGCAAAGAAGTGTTTAGGGAAATGAGCTTTTACGTAAGCTGATAAGTATGCGTTATAAGCATAACTTACAGCATGGCTTTTATTGAAAGAATATCTTTGAGACTTTTCAATCCATCCGAATAATTCTTCTGCTTCTTCTTTTGTTAGTATATTTAATTTACTAGATTTATCTAAAAATAGTTTCTTAATTTTTACCATTTCTTCAGGCTTCTTTTTACCAATAGCTTTTCTTAATTGGTCCGCTTCTGTTAAGTCAAAGTTAGCTATTTGTTGACAAATTTCCATAGCTTGTTCCTGATAAACCATTTCACCATAAGTTGTGCCTAAAATAGACTCAAGAGAAGGATGAAAGAAGTCTACTTCTTCATCTCCGTTCTTTTTATCTATGTAGTGATTACTAACAGATTTTCCGCTCCTATATGCTTCAAGACATCCTGGCCTCATAATACTGATTAAAGCAGATAACTGTTCTATATTTTCTGGTTTTAGTTTCTTAGCCATAGTTTGACCAAGTCTAGACTCTAGCTGGAAACACCCTTTAGTATTACCCTCTCCGATCATAGACCAAGTTCTAGAACATGTTAAATCAATGTTCTCTATATTTATGTCTAATTCAATACCGTCATTCTCGTTTACTGGGAATACGCAACCACAATCGTCAAAAGATATATTTTTCATTTGTATTTACTCAATTTTTGAAAGCGTCCTTAAACTTTATTTTCTTACTTAGGTCCTTATGTAATCTTAAAAATCTAATTAAAATATCAGCACAGTCTTTAACATCTTTAATGGCATCATGAGCATTATCCTTACTAAGACCTAAATAATCTCTCATATTATCCAGGGATAAGGATTTAACTTCAGAAATATAGGACGTCCACATGAACAGAACATGCATTAGGTCTACTTTGTCTCTAGGATGAAAAAGACAGGTTTCTTGTTCTTTATTCACATTATCATACTTCACACTGAGGCGATTAACAATAGTCATATCAAATTTTAGTATATTATAACCTGCAGCAATAGGTGCTGTAAATTGAGATTTTCTACCTCCGTTTAAATGATATTTATCTAGATAAGAAACAAACTGTCCCCATGCCTGTTTTTGGTCTGGATATTGTTTCCAATCTGACAATACTTTTTCAGCCGATATTGCCTTTACTTTTCCGTGCCATTCCAAAATATCAGAATCAGTATAAGGGTTGTCCAGCTCTGTGTTTACTAGTTTATCTGGTTTCAGGAAAATATTAAATTCTGATTTATCAATAATTTCTAATTTAAATGGATCGACCATTACAGCTGATAATTGTACAGGGCTGCATTCTTTAGGGTTCTTTCCATCTGTTTCAAAATCAAATACACAAATTTTATTTCTAATCATCTATGTCACCTATTTCTGTTTTGTGTTTAAATAATACTTGTTCGTTGTCTGTTAGTCTAATAGCATTAGCTGTAATTTTACAACAGGATACTTTTATGTCTCTAATTTTTAAATATGTTTGATCTTTATGTCGAAAGCGTTTCCCTTCCGGAATATCTACGAATAACATTATAATAAAATCCTGTCTTTAAGTATATGTTTAACATTCATAATTTTATCTAAAAGAGCAATACCAAGAATATCAAATTTGATAACTCCGATAGATTCGAGATCCACCATTTCAAATCCTGCAATATTCTGTTTTGTTTTGGAGTCCCAAATCATAGGACATATACCACTTAATGATTCGTTTGCTATAGCTATACCAGCAGCATGTTTAGACTGATTATATTTTGATCCCTCTAATCTTATAGCCTGTTCGAATCTTTTCGCAAGAGGGCCTTGTAGCTCTCCTTCGTCATCTAAATAGCACCATTCTTTTAATTGCTTACCGTTATTTTCTAAAGCCCACCTAATAATAGAAGCTTGTCCGTCTTCGCCTTTCATTTCTTGTAATTCGTCGGCAATCTTAGCTTCGTCTGGTATGCTTTTAGTAATACGATTCATTTCTTCAAAAGTAATATTACCATATACCCTTAATACTTCTTTTAATGCTCCACGACCTTTCAGAGTATTAAACGTAATCATTTGGGATACTTTATCTATACCGTATTTATTTTTTATATAATTAATAATGTCTTCTCTATGTTCAATTGGAACATCTACATCGATATCAGGCATAGAGATATGTGTTTCTGTATTTCTTCCTGTATTATAAAATCTTTCGAAAATTAGATTATATTTTAGAGGGTCTATAGATGTTATACCTATTAAGTATGACACTAAGCACCCAGCAGCACTACCCCTGCCGGGACCGGGTAAACATTTTTGTGATTTAACATAATTTACAATATCTCTAACTATTAAAAAGTAACTAGCTAAATTAGCTGCTTCTAATACTTCAAATTCTTTTTTAACTCGGTCTACATAAGATTGATGTTGTTCTTTGGGGATATTATTTTGTATTTTCTCTCTCCATCCTTGTCTGCAAAGTTCTGTAATATATTCAATAGAAGATTGTTTATCTGGACAGTTAAAATTAGGTAATGTTGGAGGCAATAAAATATCATAGTCTTCACACATATCGTCAATCTTGGTAGTGTTTCTTAATTCTATTTTGTCATGTATTTTTTCCATTTCTTTTGGTGATAAGATATAAAATTTATCAGAAGTAAAGAAGGTTGACATGGGTATCTTCTCATTATTAATAATTTTTTGAGATATTTCAGGTAGCGTTACTTTTAAAGAACTGCATAATACTACTCTCTGATCGACAGCATCTGCTAATTCGCAATAGTGAGCATCGATAGTGGCTACTCTTTGTATTTTACTATCCTTAGAAAATTTCCTTAAATTCAAACCTATGGTTTGTTGATCTGTATTTTCTGTATCCATAAGTTGTATTTCGACAAAAACATTCTGTTTACCAAATACATCTTGTAAAACCTTTAAATGTTCTGACGCTTTATTTTCCCAATCTTCTTTCATAGACGCTGTGTCAAAATCATATATAGCGTTACAAAGTGTCGATCCGGGATGCCCTGAAATACATATTAAGTTTTTATTACCTTTTAAATGTTTCTTTATTAATTGCAAATCAAGTCTAGGCTTATGATAAAAATATTCAGAACTGTTTGATAGAGAAACTAAATTAATTAAATCTTTCCATCCTTGATAATTTTTGCAAAGGACTACCATATGGGAAAGAGATCTATTAGATTTGTCTTTAATGTCAGCACTTTGAGTACTAATATATAGTTCGCAGCCCATAATTGGTTTAATATCATTTTTTTTCAATGTCTTATAAAAATCAATATTACCAGAAATTGTACCATGATCTGTAATGGCGCAAGATTTAATACCTAACTTTTTGCATCTGTTAACAATCTGATTAGGTTTAGATAAACCATCCAATAGGCTATAATGAGTATGAACATGCAATGGGGTGTACATCAAACTTCTCCTGGGGCTTTGTAAGTATTAACTGAATATCCTGGTATTTGATAATGCTCTACAACATAATCCATACCGTTGACTTCTGTATCATGTTTAATCTGTTCGCATTGAGTCATTATTTCGTCTTTACGAGTTAACTTATGGTCTCTATATTCAGACATAGGCGGCACATGCTCATCTGTAATAAAGTTGTTTTTACCGAAATGACACAATTTAGTACATTTCCAACTTTTACTTAATACTGGTTTGGTCGTATGCTTAATTCTTTCGTATTTTTGTCGTATCATATATTCAGCTTCAATGGCATTGTCTCTATTATCAAAACACACAGAAAATGGACCTCCATCATTCATGAAGTTAATGGTAGTGATAATATAATCAAATTCTGGAAATAATCTATTGATAGCATAATGATATAATTTTAATTGTGGATCTTTCTCTAGTTTTTTCTGAGTTTTTTCTTCACCCGTGGCCCAATCTAAACGCTTACCTGTTTTCCAATCTACAATTTCTAAAGTATTATCATCTAATTGAGTAATCAAATCAATAGTACCCTTAACAGATAACTGTCCTTCTAGCTTTTCCCCATTATTATCGTATATATACTTGGCCCAATCTTTATCTATTGAAAAATCAAAGTGTTGTTCTACTCTAAAAACATTCCTTAGTCTAGGATCAAACAATCTATTATTTGATCTAAGAGTCTTGCTTACCCATAGTATACAATCTTTTCTGTCTTTGTCAAACCATTCGTGGTGAGAAAACTGTGATGTGTAATAATTATAAATACTATTTGATAAAGATAGTACAAATTTATCATCAAACATATCTGATACTGACAAATCTATAGTACCAATAATGTCGTCTTCAATAGTTTTAAGATTGTCTTGTTGTGCTTTTTTCATCACAGCTAATATTTCTAAGACTTTATGTACAATAGTTCCTTTATCTGCTTTTTTGTTAGAAGAACCTCTACGGCCCAATACGTATTCTATAAAGTATTGTTGTTCACACATATTATGTGTTCCGTAAGAAGAACTTCTAAAGTATGTAATTATAATGGTAAGACTCCTTTAGATGATAAAAATTCTTTAATAAAAATATTTTGCTGATGTATATTTAATGTTTGATTATTTAAAATAAGATCGAAATTAGTTTGATCATAAACATCTGAATCGAGAGCTGCTTCACTAGCATGATTAGAATTATAAGGATTTCTGTTTAATTTAATGGCTAATCCAGAAACCGCTGTAATAACTTCAACCTCGTTAGGAAATCTACAATCAGCAACAATTGCTAGATCAGGTTTTTCAGATTGTATTTTATAAATAGTTGCGTCAGCCCATACGTTCTGTTGAATTTTTCTGAAAACGTCTGTACCAACATACTGCATTACTTCTCTAGCTGTCATTTTAGAGTTAGTTCCGGGCCAGTAACAATTTACTAATTCGTTTTTAGATTCATCAGAACCGTAACACTGATGATAAGTTAAGCCAAAAATATTCATACAAACATCTTTTTTCAAAGGATCTGCAAAGTTGTATATCTTAGCTGATCCTAATTTATTGTCTTCAAAAGTTTTTTTAATAAATTCAGCTGATGTGGTTTTACCAGATTGTTTTCGGCCAGCGATAGCGATAATATTACACATAAATTTTTTCGATCTCCGGAGTAATTATGCTTTGAATATCAGAGATGTCCATATCTGCGATATCGTTTTCCTTAACAAAAATATCTTTAACGTTATAAGTTCTATAACATTTCTCTTTAATTTGTTCTCTAGCAGTATTGCCTGCTTCGTCAGAATCTAAAATTAAACATAATGACATAGCACCAGAACAGTCTAATAACATTTTTTGCCTATCGCTCAAAGATGTCCCAAAAATAGCTACAGCATTTTTAATACCAGCTTCTTCTAATCTCCATACATTACCTGGACTTTCAACTATAACAGCTACACCTGTTTCTAAAATATGTTTTTTAGCAAACCAAATATTATATAAATGATCTTTGGATTTAAAATCTTTATTATGCCTCCATTTAGAATATTTCCAACCATACTTCTTATCAACACAAGGGTTCTCGGAACTATGGAATAATTTACATTTATCACATCGATCATATACGCTTCTACCTGTACAGCCAACCATATGTGTATAATTCATATCATAAACAGGGACAACCACTCTGTCAAACATCTCTTTGTTTGGATTATCACAATAACCCACATCATACTTATCTAATATTTTAGATGAAAAACCCCTATCTATATAGTATTGAGCTGGAATAGATAAGAATTTTCTTACTGTTTCTCTAGTAGGACTATTAGATCTGGAATTCTTTACATCTGCTATGCTTTGGACTTTTTGTATAAAATTTCTTTTATCCTTATTAATTGTATTAATTTTAATATCACCAATATTTTTATCTATTAATTTTAAAGCCATATCTAATGTTTCATTAAATGAAAACATATCATCGCCTTCTTCTTCCCAACCTTTGTCTTTGACAGATAAAATACCTCTTAAGAAACCTATAATAGAAGGTTGAAATATTTTTTCACAATGATGTGTTCTGCATACCCAGTTGCCTCTGTAAGTATCTCCTGTATGATATAAATTTAATGCAGATTCATTGTCTCCTCCATGAATAGGACAAGACATTGTTATCATTTTATTTGACGTTTTACAATCTAAGTCAAATGTTTCGCATAATAAGTCTATATTATCGCACAGCTCATCGCAAATTGCTTTAATCTCAGGCTGGCTAAACGAACGGTATTTCTTCTTCTGAGTCATTGTTTGATTCATCGTTAATTTTAAAAGTATTAGTAGGGTTTGTTGATAATTCCAATTTAGTTCGTCCTTCAGATATTTTAGCACACCAGCCTTTCATATGACAATTGATATAATCGTTATCGTCTAATCCTCCACCATGCCTACTGATGACAGGTATTAGTTTTCGATTGCCGTTAGCCGCTCCGTCTTCTGCAATCTCTTCGTCTGACTTACGTTTAAATATTGAAAAATTACTACAAAGCCACACGATTCTATCGGAACCAGAAGCAGTATCAGTACTTTCTTTAGTAATACCGTCTCTGTTTAATTGAACAAAGGCAACTACTGGTATTTTATATTTAGTGGCAAAATTATGCAATGATGTCATCATGAAGCCAAGTACTTGATATTCTTTCATATCTTGGCTCATACCCTGACTATCCATTAATTTTAAATAGTCATAAAAAACAACGCAGTCTTTAGCTGTCCCATCTTCATTAAAACCAACTTCTTTCATTAGCCATCTTCTCATGATAGAAAGCTGTTCATCAAATGATTTACCGGCAATAGACTTGTAGTATAATTTAAGGTTCTTTAACTTATCTCTAGCTTCATAGACTTTTCTTTTTAAATCTGGTGATTCTTTGAATTTGCCCGTTTCAATAGTTTTCATATCGATTTCTGTCATCATAGCTATAATTCTGTGAATATGATCTTCTGTAGTCATTTCGGTATCCATATTTAATACAGGGATGCCGTTGTCTGCTAAAAAATGACCCATGTTATCTGCTAAAAGCGTTTTACCTGTCTTAGGTCTAGCAGCTATAACATTAACAGTAGCTTTCCTTAGACCTCCACCTATAGCTTGATCATATATGTGGAATCCTGTAGACAGACCTACTTGTGTAACAGTATTGTTTTCTAAATAATCAATATATTCATCTATAGTTGCTCCGATAGACGCAGGAGCGTTGTCTCCATCGCTTAAAGAATCACTTAGATCTAAAACCTTGCTTTCTGCTATATTTAGAATATCATTAATACTTTCAGATCCTGTCACACCCTCTAATTCTGATTGTGCTGATTCTAATTGTTCTGAAATGTTTCTAGTGATTTCTAGTTTTTTAATTTTTGTAGCAAACTTACGAATATTCGATTTTTCAACAGGAAAATCTAGAATAGCTTTAACATGTAATACTTCTTCTTTGGCTGACAGAATTTCAGAATATCCTAATTCTTGAGCAGCTGAATACATATATGCTAGATCTATAACAGCGTCACTATCATTATGATATATTTGCGCAATGCAGGCATATATTAATTGGTTGCTGTCTATAGTAAAAGACGTATTAGATAGTATATCAGAGACATCTAAGAAAGCTGTTTCTCCGTGTTGACATATTCCGGATAGAACAGCTCTTTCTGCTGATGGGTCTGTAAGGGTTTGTTTTCTTTTTGACATAATATTAACCAGATGATGATGAACACTTATTACATTTAAATCTCTCTACTCCACCCCATATCAAATCAGGATTAGTTGTTTCTTCTTTACCACATATGCGACATTTAACTCTGATGCTTTGAGCTGATCTTCTACGAGGAACAGGAGGGTGTTTATAAAGTTTTTTGGCTATTTCTTTATCTTCTTTATACATATTAGCTTCTGGCATAGATAAGAATTTATTAACTGGCTTATCGTTAGCGGGTTGTTTTTTGCTTGTTGTTGTATTGGTACTCCTTGAGGTAGAGGTTCTTTTAGATACTTTCTTTTTTGTTGCTTTTTTTGTTCTCTTTTTTGGAGTAGGTTCTGGTTCGTCTTCTTCTTGTTGCTCTAGCATGGTCTGAAGAAGTTCTATCATCTGTTGGATTTGTTCTGGGTTTTTTAATAAATCTTTTTTATTACGATTGGTTGGCATTTTTCACCTTATTCCTTTGTATTGCGAGAATAATATCGGAGAGATTTTTTACACTATTTGATAAATATCCTAATCTATCCATTCTTTGTTTAGCGTATTTCTGTATCTTATACAAACTACTAGCTTTATCGTTGTTTTTTACAGCTTGATAAAATTTTTCGATATACCCATAGCCTTTATAATTATTAAGTTCTTCTGCGATAACCAGTTTCACAGAATCTTCTGCCCAATTGTGCCTAGCTATTTCACGATTTAAAGTTCTTTGGATATGAAATGCAATTTGTCCTAATCTATAAGATATTTGAGCACAATCTTCTGGAGTGAGTTTTTCTATAACGTCTCTAGACATATTAAGATATTCATCTAGCTCTTTAGAATTTTCAGCATTTTGTGCAACATTAGGTAGTCCTATTGAATTTTCATATTCATCTAGAATTTTATCCCAATATTCTAATTCTTCTTTACTGTTTTTATGCATTGTTAATAATCTCTAGCCAATCTTCTTGTTTATCATACGGCAGTTCTATATATTGTATATTATTGATATAGCACCATTCTACTTTTTCTCTGTCTCTTTTTTGTTGTTTTAAGAAATCTATTTTACCTCTATGATAAAAAGGAGTAAATTTATAATGCTGTTCTCCGTGTACTTCAATACATTTTTTATTTAAAGGTATAAAAAAATCCATATAAAGTGTTTCGGATTTACGTATTTGTATAGAAACTTCTTCTATAATTTGTAAAGTTGGATATATATCTTTTAATAGATTCCTAGCTAAAAGATGAAAACTTGATTTATTATTAAGACTACTTTTGGCTGTTAATCCAGTAAGCGTCATATTAAATTCATTTCCGTCTAAACCGACAGTTTTCATTTTAGTCCCATAGCTTCTTTTGTCTGTGACAGTATTATACCATATGCTTTTGGGTTGTCAACCAAAAACTGTCTCAGCTTTTCAGTGCCTTGAAATTTTTGTGTTTCTCCATCCAGATCAAAGCTATACCATGCCCCACCTTTAGTAATTAAACCAATATCAACAGCTAACATCATAATTTCTGTTACCTTATCTATACCTGAGCCATACCTAATATATGATGTAGTGACACCTCCTGGCGGACCTAAAGCAGAACATACTACTTGCCAATCTACTGTCTGTCCTATTTGTGTATTATCGGCACTTAGGGTCCAAGGCTTAAATGTTTTTGCTCTAAGTTTAATATCTGTTTGATAAGCTATTGCTTGTCCGCTTTTCTCTTTAAATTCTGCACCATAGCCCGTTGGATTACCCATTAAATGAGTAATGCCAATAACTATATTTCTATTGACAGGAATAACGTTAGCAACTTTTCTACAAAATTTAGCTAAAAGTTTAGCACCATCTGCTCTTTGCATTTTAGACATTTCTGAAGTTATTTCAGCTTCTGTACATAAAGCAGAGTATGAGTCAATAATAACAATAGACCCCGGTTCTTCATTAATAATTCTCTCGCCTATAGATAAATATTCCTCTCCACTAAGTATTTTACCTTCTTGAGATCCAATAACTTCGAATCTGTCTAAATCTAAATCCTTAATACCCTCAAGGTCTCTCTTTTTGAGTCTGCCTTCAATATTTAAATAATATACATGTCTAGGCTTTTTTAAATCTCCTTGATATTCTGCTTTCTGAGCGGTTGCAGCAAGGTCTAACGAAGTAGTGGTCTTACCACATTTAGGTTGTCCTGTGAGTACTACGAAGCTACCTTCTGGTATTCCTCCCCCTAAGATAATATCTAGAGAAGGGCTTATAGGAATAGTGACAGATTCTCTGTCTACTAAAGCTGTGGCACTCCTTATAATATCTCTGCCGAAATTCTTCTTTACGTCTTCTTTAAGAGCCATCGTTGTCTATCTCTCTAAGTTTAGAAATAATATTATTAGATTTTTGATTTTTACGAAATTTAGTATTCTCTATAGTTCTATCTTTTTCGTAGTTTACATCTTTTTGCAGTTCTTGCAATTTCTTTTGTTCTTCATCTATGATAGCCGGAAGAAAAGGTGCTCGCAAAGAATAAATTTTACGAGCCCTACTATTCTTTAATGCTTTAATAATAGCTGTTGCATCATATTTCTTAAGAAGTTTATTTGCAGTACCTATTTGGCTTCTATAAAATTGAGCCCATTCTTTATTAGTCCAGAATCTATAATGAAGATCCTTTTTGTCTTTGAGGGCTTTTTTTTCACAAATAATTTCAGTAATAAATTGAGCAGCAGATACGTCTTTACCATTAGAATATTTAGACGGATATTTTTTGCTGTCAGTCATTGTTTGGTCTGAATATATAGTCCTGATTGTCTTTAGTATTTCCCTTAAACTTTTTCTTAAGATCGTCGTTTAAAGCAGAGGCTTCTCCTGTCATTATAGCAACATTCTTGGTCTTCTTATTAGATGTTTTTGTAATCATTAAGTCTTTACTTTTACTTTTACTTTTTGTTGCTTTAACAGGATCTGTATTCTGTCTAATAGCTGCCTCTACTCTATCTAAAGATATTTCAAGTTCTTCAGCTATCTGAGCAGAGTTTCTATTTTGTTGACTAAGCCATAGTACGGCATACTCTTGATTTTTATTTAATTTTTTCATATCATTGCCTTTCTTTGAACATTGTTAAACCACGACAGATTTTTAGTTTTCAAAAATTCTAAATACATATCAAATACTTCTTTAGAGACTTTTATAAAACGTATAAATTTTTTATTATACAAATCTTTTTTAATTTTTTGCATAAACACTGTATCGTATGGATTATAAATATGGTTACCGTTACATAGTATGTAGTATATATTATTAGATTTTTTAGCATATACTTTATCTCCTAGTTTTTCCATTCTAGGAAATTCATCATCATCTATAAAATCGGCATGATTTAAACTGGTATAAAAGCTTAAATTGTTTTTTTGTGGTCCTGAATCTTCTGTAGGCTTTTGTTGAAAAATATATGATTCCATAGTTATCGCCATTTGGGTTTGGGTGGTTTTTTCATTCTACTCATGCCTGAAGGCAATTCTTTAGCAGGTCCTTCTTCTTTATATGAGTTGTGTTTATTGTGCAAATCTAGCTTTTGGTCGTCGCTAAATTTATCACGATTACGATTAGCTAAGTCTCCTAATGTTTTAAGTTCGCTGTCTGCTTTGATTACAGAGGAATTTATACTTAAGGCATCTTCAACATAATTTCTTTCTGTTTGTATAGATCCGCATTTATCGCAGGTGTGCGATTCTGATTTATCGTATGCTTCGAAAGTGTAAAATAACTCAAAGATATTTTGACATTTTTTACATACAAAAGAATATGTAGGCAATTTACTTCAAGCTCCTGTTTGCTTTGCTTAAAATGCGTGTATTCTGTGTTTTTAAAAATTGTATATATGTATCAAAAACACTCTTATTGACTTCTTTAAAAGACCAGTCATCTTTACATATAGTATTAATAAAATTATTTTTTGCTTTAGATTTTACAGTAGAGTGTAATGTGACAGGGTTATATAATTCTCCGCTTGGAGAAGATAATGCATAGTAACTGTAATACGTACGAAAATCTGTAATATTACGAGATTTTTTGTTATATATAGCTTTGGCGTATGTTTTATCTGATTCTTCTTTAAGTCTTGGATAACCTTTGTCGTCCAGGAATTCTTCTACTCCATTAATAGTATAATATCTATCCGATCGCTTATTTTCTGTATTATGGTTAATATCGAATTCGTTTACATCCACTCTCATCAATCAAATCCTTACTTATAAAAAAAGACCATTCTGATATATATGTTATATTAGAAAGAGCTTCGAACCAAGGCAAGTATCTTGTATGGTAAGACGGCGCTTTAGGATCGTGTAGTAATTTCATACCGGCTTCTTGAGGCGTTTTATTAGCTTTCTTTCTATTACATTTATAACAAGCAGTCACTATATTTTCCCAAGAGGTCGCAGGCTTTATAGAATTCCATTTAGACTTAGGTATTACATGGTCATATGTTAATTTACTTCTAGGAAATCTATTACTGCAATATTGACATAGATATTTATCTCTTAAGAACAAATTTTTTCTAGAAAATTTAATTTGAGTTTTATTCATTCTTAAATATTTATTACATTTAATAACCGCTGGCAATTGATACATATAACTACTAGCGGATATGACCTCATCGCCATAATACGATACAATTTCTACCATTGGATTTTGCATATTCAATGTTTTAAAATACCAATGCATAGATTTTTGCCAATCTATAATAGACAAGGGTGAATAATCTGCATTTAATACTAGACACGGTTTATGATTCTTGTTCATAATTTTCTAATCTCGATATAATATTTGCTATTATAGGATTACGTACAATATCTGTATTTTGCAGTTGTGAAAAACCTAGACCTTCAACGCCTGACAGCGCATTTATTAAACAAATAAAACCACCTTGGTACTGTTTTTGTAAATCGGATTGAGCAACGTCGCCCGTTAAAACCATCTTACTATCTGTACCAATTCTGGTTAAAAGCATTTTTAATTGATCGTAAGAAGCATTTTGGCATTCGTCAGCTACTATAAAAGAGTTATGAAAACTTCTGCCTCTCATTAAGCCTAAAGGTACTACCTCAATTTTGCGACCCACTTTGAGTTTTGCATAATGTTGCATTTGTAAAAAATAATTGATCTCATCAAATAAAGGCAACAAATAAGGATGTAGTTTTTCTTCAGCCGTACCGGGAAGATATCCTAGTTTTTCTCCAGCTTCTACTACAGGTCTTGTAATTACAATTTTTTCAACTTTAAAATCTAATAAATATTCTAAAGCCATACCTATAGCTATATGGGTTTTACCACTACCAGGAACACCTTGACAAAAAGTAACAGTATTTTCTGCTACAGTTCTGATGTACTCTTTTTGATTTATAGTTCTTGGTTTAAGACGGTTTTTAAAACCGATAACATCTTCAGGTGCTTTAGGTTTAGCTCTGGGAGTATCAGGTACGCCTTGTTTTGATTTTGAATTTCTTTTTCTCAATTTTGACCCTTTCAGGAATAATAAAACTTAAATTAGACAAGCACCACCGGCACAACTAATTTCCTCTATTCCTGTTGTATTATCCTCTGTTTCCAATAGTTGTGTATAATCAACTTTTGTAAAACTATTATATAAATCACAATATATTTTCCAATTATATACATCCTTCATACAATATGTTAATCTTTTTAGATCTCCATCAAAGTACTTTTTAGCAAATCTATGCATTTTTGTCGTGAATAATTTTTTGTCTTCAGTATCTTTATCTGTTTCTTGTTTTAAAGTTATATAATCACAAGCAGCCCATAAATTATTATTAAATGCATTGAGCCCTAATTCTATTAAGCCAGAGCACCATAAACCAGCATCACCATATTCTTTAACAATTTCTCTACTTGTATATACGGTAGTAAAAGGAGCTTGCGGATAATCTTTATCTCCACTTTGCGGAATAAGACTAATGCCAGCGAAAAACTTTCTATTACTATAAATGAAGTTTGTTACATCTTCCCATTCTTCTGGTTTGACAGTAACGGTGTTGCTAACATTGTGACTTAGGAAATCTTGTGTACATAATGCTCTATTCTTACCTGAATGTACCCAATTTTTTTGAGTGTCTTTGACTACTCCTAACATTTCTACAGCAGGTAGCTGGTTTTTTAATTTTGAACCATCAGGCACTTCAATAGGGAACTTTACAACCTCATCGGTATCATTAGCAGACCATGAAGATTTTTCACAAGCTAATGGGTTATAACTTTTAAAGTGTTGATAGGGAGCCTCTAAGATATTTGCTTGCACATGCCTAATATATCTTTTAGCATGATGTGGGTGGATACCAGAACTAGTTCCGAGCATAGAGCTTGAAGTTCCTTCTGGTTTTAAACAGGTTACTCTAGCAGCTTGATTAATATGAATTTTTTTTGATAATTCTTTGTTAGTATCTACAGCAATTTTAGCTCCTTTTTTCAGAACTTTTTCCGTAAGTACTAATTCGTGTTTTTCCATAATGCCAGTTAGGGACACTCCCAACAAAGCCTCTCGTTCAAAAATAGCATTGGTTATATTCCCTAGATATCCCAAGTCTGTAAAACCAGCTTGTAAAGTTCCAATCATCGCAGCAGCCTTGCACCTATCATAGAAATCATCTTCATCAATTACTGAAGAACAGTTAATAGTTGAAAGATTACAGCCTTGCCAACCTGATTTGCCTGTTTTTTCATCTACAGGCCACATACCGACTTCTACACAAGGATTAAATGTCATTTCAGTGGAATCGCTCCAGATAAAACCTGGCTCGCCAAATTCTTTTACAGATTCCATAAGTGTTTTAAATTGTTCTAAAGTAGTCTCATTTTTTAATAAAAGCGCTGAATTATTGCTTCTTGCTCTCTGAGGGTTGTCTACATACCAGTTGCCAGTTTTAGCTTTTGCCATATCTTCATCATCTGGGCTGAATAGGGCAAGAGATGCGCTTCTACGAACACCACCTGATAACACAGCATCACTGCTATGCATAATAATATCATAAGCATCAATAGGTTTAAGTTTCTTTGATCCATCAGCAACACACCTATCTAATAATTCTCTAATTTTTTCTAAGCCTTTTTGCAAAGGTTCCGAACCCGGAGCTTTGCCTACTCCTGAAGATAGTTGAGCCCCTTTTTGTCTAATATTACTATAGTCAAAAACTATATGCTTGTCTTTGTATTCTTTAAATTTTTCTTCTGAAGGTTTAACAAAGTATGAACTTAATAAAGCCCCTAATGCGTCAGCCCATCCTTCTATACTATCTTCTATAAGATATTTTGTTGCTTTTCTTTTATCTTTAACGACGGATATTAAATTTGGCAGTTTAGATACATGGTGTTTTTGAACGCTAAATCCTGTACCACTACCACAAAGTAATAGCCAAAAACATTCTTGAAAAAATCTTAATCTGTCGCAATAAGAGCTAGTACAATTATAAATTTTAGCATGTCTTTTTAATATAGGTTCTCCACCAAATTGTAAAGCTCTTTGGCTTCCTAAAATCTTTTTCTTAAACATTAAATCGTAAGCCCAATCGACCTCTTCAGATATTCCTAAATCAGCATAGTGGGTATGCATCATATTCTTCACACGATCTACGGCTTCTTTCCATGTTTCTCTACGGTTTTCACTTTCAATCCATCTAGCATACTTACTGACAAATGTATAATTCTGAAGCTCATTTAATGCCGACATCGAAACTCCTTAAAGATGAAATTCAACCCCTGGAAAATAGAAAAGATTTGTTCATACATATATGATAAATCATTGGTTAAGGGTCTGCAAGGGGAAATAAAATTACGTTTGTTAATTTATAATACACCAGCTAAAGTTTTGATCCAAGAAAAGTCTGGTTCAATTTTTTGCACTTCAATACCTGTCTGTTCTACAAATAAATCAAATCTTTGTTGTGCTTTTTTATCAAATAATTTTGTACCATGACTTTCAGCCATAATAACTTTCTTAATACCATTTTGCCAAAGAGACATAATACAGTTATTGCAACACTGTCCTGTTACATAAGCTATTCCATTATCTGGCCGAATAACACAATTAGATAATGCATTTTGTTCTGCGTGTATCATCCAATAGTATTTTTCTGGACGATCAGTTGGCAAAACAGTATCATCCATACCTTTAGGAAAACCATTATATCCTACTCCCAAAATTCTATGATTAGAATCTGTAATAACACAACCATGCTGTGTATGAATATCATGACTACGTCGTGAGGCTAATTTAGCAATTCCTAAAAAATAATCTGTCCACTCAGGTTTGATTCTTGTCATACTTATATTCTATTGCGCAATCGTTTGCAAGTCAAGATGTTTTTGTAGAAACAATCGCATTCAGCTTCTTAGCTAATTCTAGAGTCTCTTCTTCATTTAACAACCAAGACTCAGTGTTTTTATGGGATATATCAGATTCGTCAGCAACTGCTTCGTTCAAATCGATAGATGGATATAAGTAGTAGTGATCTTGTAATAAACTACTAGCACAACACATACCTATAAATTTATCTACAGGAGCTATCACTGAGGATTCGTAATCAGGTATTTCATAAGATTTTATATTATGGTTAGATGCTAATTTAGCGACATTACTGTTATATATTGGTATGTTTACTTCATTGAGCAATAAAGGATGTCTAGTTATTTCTAGCAATAATTCTGCACCCTTATAGGTCAAGATGTAGCTTTCTGCACCATCAAAAACCACAAAATCATTTTCTATCTCTCTAACCCGCTTAGATAAGTTATAAAGATGAATGCTCTCGTCAAAAATCATATTAGAATAAAATAAATTATATAAAGATTTTATATTAATGTCATCTTCTATAATCAACGCATGCGATATTTTTTGCTCTACAATTTTTTGCCAAATTT